TGACTGGGGAACGTACGATTTGACTAGGTCAGAAGTTGAACAAGTTATCAGATTTCTTCAAAAATGGAAGTCTAGTAACAGCTAATAAACTTAAGTACCTTTAGCTTAGATGGTAAAGCTCTCGGCTCATAACCGAGTGACCGTAGGTTCGAGTCCTGCAAGGTACATAAATATAAGAAGTGGAGTATTTATGGATAATTATTTAAATAGTAGTGATAGTTATATGCAGAGAATGAATAAAACTGCAAATTCAAAATTTAAAGTGGTAGAACCCTTTTTAGGTAAAGGCGTTAATATTTTAGATTTTGGTTCAGGTGTTTCTTCTGAGTTTATATCTGAGGTAGTTTCAACTGGAGCTAACTATTATGCATACGACATTTCCTTGATTGTCCAAACTGAGTTATCTCGTATGGGGGTATCTGTCCTAACTGAGTCTGACTTGTTAGAACAAACCACTCAGTTTGACGTTATTTACCTATCAAGTGTTTTCCACGAGATTATGAGTTACTTAAATCGTCAAGAGCGTACAGAAACCATCTCAATGCTCGTCGGTTGTCTAAAAACAGGTGGCTCTTTAGTTATTCGTGATTGGGCAAACCCAGACGATGATTCTGAGTCATTTACTCTCAAACCTGTATCAACTCTAGCTTTGGAAGAGATAAATACTTGGATTCATGAGCTACAAAGAAACTCAATTATCGGTGACGTTGAGACCAAAGAAGACGGTTCTATCGTAACTACCATAAAAGATGCTTATGAGCTTATCTTCCATACAGTTTGGGGTTTGAAGTCTTTGAGCCGAGAGTCGAAAGAGCAGTATAGTATTACTGGGGCGCTTAATAAGTGGATTCTTTCTCCTTGGAAGGACTGCTTAGAGTTACAGGATAGCTACACATCTAAAGATGATAGTTATTTATCTTATTTACAGAAATACTTTAAGTTGGATTCAGTTCCTTTTGACACAAAATGTGTTTATATAATTGAAAAGAAGTAGGAGTTTATTATGGGACAATCTTTAAAGAATGCATTAAATTTATACACTTGTTGGAGTCCAATCCTTGCCTTACCAACTTGGATTATCTTGGGTATGGTTACAACGTGTATCTTTGGTGCTAAGTATGTGTTACTTCCTGTATTCGCAGTGCTAATTCTTACTTGGCTCTTTGTTGCAGTTTACTTTGAGTCTTCCTCTTCTTTACAGGAGAGTTTCGACAAAAACTTGGGGGTAGGTTTAACTGTTTACAACACTATTGGTTTAGTGGTTCTAACATATCTAGTTTTTAGTTACTATGGGGTATTACTTGTAGAGATGACTCCACCTATTTGGAAGTAAAGGGGCATTAAATGACCGAATTTAACGTAAGTTTATTAGCAAATATTAGCTTTCCAAAGTTAATTGACGATAGTTCTCTAGCTGATAGCTTTAAAACTAGTCTATTAGAGGAAGATGGTTTTTCTAACGAACGTATTTTAGTATCTCTAAATCCTATTCTTGGCTCCAATGCTAAAAATCAGCAAGGTTACAAGGAAAATGAGTTTTTATACTCTCTTGTAGTTACTGGTTCAGCTACATCTATTTCAGCCTTACGAATAGGTCAATTTTTGAATAAAGTACTTAACAATTTTACAGAAAATCATGCTAGTAGTTACTTTCTGTATAGCATGTTTGTAGAAGATTATAACAAAAAGGATTTTTGTATTCTAACCAATATGAAAGGGTAGTTTTATGTCAGATAAGTATGTAAAGAATGAAGAGTTACTTCATCCAGAACGTTATATGCAAAACAAGATTGAGTCTTGGGACTTTACTTTGCGGTCTTTGTTTCCTCATACTATTGCAACGGTAGTTGAGTATGTCATTCGCTACAAACATAAGGGTGGTTTGCAGGACTTAGAAAAGGCAATCAACTGGGCAAAGAAGGCTAGTGAGTCTTATGAGTACCTTAGATTGTGTGCGCCTAGGGTGGGTAGTCAAGATAACTACTTTGAACTTGTCCCAGAAGTGTCTGAAGAGAACTTCCCAGACTTAAACGTAACTCAAAGAATGATTCTCAACGAGGCTCAAATCCTAACATCTAACCTAGAAAGTAAAGAACAGTTCACAAAAAGCGTTGAAAGTATTATCGAGTTGCTAGGGATTTTGATTGAAGAGTCCAAGCTAGAAGGCTTAGAGTAGGGGTGTCGAAAATCATGCAATTTAGTACATTACTCACTATCGTAGTCTATGCTCTTATGTTTAGGCTTACATTTGGTTCTATTCTACTAGTCATTACTAAACTTCTATTCAGGGAAGTGAAATTTGATTCGTCAATTGCTTTCGACAGGTACTTAGCTAGGAAGTCTGCCTATAAGATGATAATGACTTTGTCTTACGTTATCATTCTTAACGTAATCAGCTCATTAAACTACCCAGTTCAACAATCCTCATGGTTAGTGGGTATGCTTATCTTGATAGAGTTCTCAGTATTTCTTTACTATGAGTTAACAAGTTATGGGTACTCAGAGCTTAAGAATGGCTTAGGTCATTGGCGTTGGTTTGTGGTATAGGAGGGTAAATTGATGGTAGAAGTTTTATTTTTGGTTGTCTTGATTGCTTATGTTTTGTATGTAAGTCAAGTATTGATTAGCTTAACTTATTGGAGCTTATGTTTAACTCCACAGTGTATTACATTTAAGAAGCCTACAACAATGGGAGTACGTTCTGTAATTAAACTAGATTTACTATCTAATGTAGCAAGATTGCTTTGGTGTTCTAGTTATCCTTTGTTTCTTTTATGGGGAAGTATCTCTATTGACAACTACATTACTGGAATAGCTTATATCATATTTATTTTCTGTGTATTGTTTGCTCTTAGGTTAGCATTAAAGGACGGTAAAACATTAGATAAGGATTATGAAGATGTTATGCCAGACTTCGCAAAATACTTTAAGTATGGTTTATTTAATTACTATCGTTTTATAAGGGGGTATATCAATGTCAAACGTTAAAATCAGGTTCACGGTACTTAAATCAAGCTTACTGACAAACTCGTTAATATTCGTTTTTCTGACTACTCTGTCCTATTTCTCTAGGTCACTGTACGATGCTAGTGGGTTAAGTATTCCTTACGAATATATTTTCTTAGCTATTCTAGTCTTAATGGTGATAACTTCCATGTCTGTATTGTTAAGTTTAACTTACATAGCTATCTCCGAACCTTTCAGAAGTGCAGATGAAACTTCTAACTCCTTAGAATTGTTGAGTTACTTGTTTGACCGATTATTCCATACTACAAATCCTAGGGAGTATGAGAAAGCAGTTGAGTTGGGTATGAAGTAGGTTCTAATATGGCTAAAACATTTTATTACGCTATCAAAAACACAAACCAAGTGGTAAATACTTGGGACGAGTGCAAGGCTATTGTAATCGGACTCCCTAAGGCTCAATACAAGAAGTTTTCTACTTTGGAAGAAGCTAACGCTTTCTTAGATGGTAAGGTAGTTAAGACTAAGCAACCAGAGGTTGTACCTTACGAGAATGAACAAGGTATTAAAGGTACAATTCGTCTTATCGAAGATACAGACCCCTTTTCTTTAAACCTTTATGGTACAATCTTTGTAGTAGATGGTTCTTTCAACTCAAAGACTGGTGTCTATGGTGGTGGAGTCGCTATCTACGACTCTAAAAAGAACTTACTAAATACCAGTACTATTCATGGCAACCGAGAGGATTTCGCAGTTTCTCGTAATGTAGCAGGTGAAGTTATTGCATTTGCTAATGCTATTGCTTTGGCAGGTAAGGTAAACTTAAAGTCAATTACAGTTGTATGCGACTATGAGGGTATCGTTCGTTGGTCAGCTCCTAAATCTGTATATGTACGAAATCAGAAATGTTGGGGTACTAATGATAGTTCTCCTATATCAGCTTATATGGGTAGTGTTTTAAGAGGAGCAAAATCTATGGGAATTGATACTATTCATTTTGTTTGGGTTAGAAGTCATACTGGTGTAAAGGTAAATGACTTAGTAGATACCTTAGCTAAAAAGGCAGTTGGAATTGAGTAAGGAGGTTTAGTTATGGCTAAAACACTAGCAGAATTTAAACGAAGCTTAAGGGTTGGTGACAGAGTTAAAGTAAATAATTTTGGCAAAAACAGAACTTATGTTGGGTTTGTTACTGAAATACATACAACTTACTTTAAGGTCGCTAGAGAAGTACCAAAAGAGTATTATGATGAATATTCTCCTATCTTAAGGGAGTGTAGTTTCTTTATTAAGCCTGATTCTTTAGGAGATGACCATTACTATGCAGTTTCTATCATTGAATGGCAAAAAGCTAGAGATAGTAAGGTAGTAGGAAACACACTATACTTTCTATGTTATCCAAAAACTCTAAGCAATGGTCAAGTACTATCTTACCCTTATAGTAGTATTCTTGTTGGTGATGTGTGGATGAAGATAACAGTAGGTCAGTGAGGGTAGTATGAGTTACGGAGAAGTACTAAGAAAGTTTGTCACTGAGTTGGAAACTAAAGTTAAAGGAGATGAGGATTTATATCCTTACTTCTTAAAGGTAAAAGAAACTCTAAATTATACTCCTAAGATAGGTAAAGACTACTTAGAGTTTTACACTAAAGTATTCTCTCAGGAGTTATGTCACTTATCTGACGGTTGTGACTTAGAAACATCTATAAATATCTTGTACAGTACTAATGAAAGAGTTTGTAATTTGCAAGATTCTTATTATTAAAGTAGCTTTACTTCCTACTTCAGTTAGTGTATAATGGTTATAGTTGCTAGTAGTGATACTTTCAACTTTGCTGAAACGAGAAATCCGTTTTTGTGTGATTTCTTTGGTGCAGTAACTGTGAAAGGTTTCTGCATCTTAGCCTATCACTTAGGTGAGGGTGGTAGGTGAGGTAGAATAATATTTTATCCCTATTTATCTTCAGGTACTAACGATGTGAAAGTTGTGGGTATCGTACCCTTGCAGAGTTAGTGGTATTTTTCGTGGTAATTCCACTACTTGTGCGCTTATGGGGGAACCAACTTTAAGCCACCTATACGACTTGGTTGGTAACATAGTCATTTGTGGAGTGACATTAAAGAACCACCGTAACAAGAGTAAAGCGCTAACTACTTGTTGGGGTATCTGCACCTCAGATAAACGCAGAGTTTGAATCGATAACTCAGTTGGTAGAGTAGTGGACTTTTAATCCGTTGGTCGCAGGTTCGAGCCCTGCTCGGTTCATGGCAAAAAGATTGCATGGATTCTTAAATTCGTAGCAACTAAGGCTCACTCACTGTAAAAGGTGTTTGAGTCATAGCTAACATAATTCGGCTATTTTATGTTAGTGAGACAACTGAAACTCTTTCTAAGTTGTTTTATCGTTTTATCTCTAGGCTTAGTAGCTTGAATAAGGTTGCTAAGTCATTGCCAGGAGGATTTACAATTTATTTCATTGTAAGCCCATAGGCTCTTCAATCTGAATAAGGTTGGGGAGTCATTAAAGCCTTTTACTTTAGAAGTACAGTTTCTAGGTAATAAAAAGCAGGAGTATATCAATCTGACTGTACTGGGTTGAGGCTCGAAAACTTGTTGGTTGTAAGGTTCTCCAACATAAGATACCAGAGGTGTTAAGGGTATCATTTTATTTAGGCTCGGTAGCTCAGATGGTAGTAGCAGTAGATTGAAGCTCTATGTGTCGGCGGTTC